CCTGTAAGATTAAAAACTAAATCTCCGGTAAGATTAAAAACTAAATCTCCTGTAAGATTAACAACTAAATCTCCGGTAAGATTAACAACTAAATCTCCGGTAAGATTAAAAACTAAATCTCCAACATCATTTTCATTACCATTAACTACATCATTCCCAAAACCATATTCTAAATATTAATTAATATTATTAATTTGGCGCATATTCTAACATACTTCCATTCGGACCTGCCATATTATGTGACATAATATTATATACTCTTGGTATATCTTTTCCTTCTTTATTTTTAGACATTATATTAAATGATACTGATCTAGGTTTATGATCAGATGGATTTCGATTATTAAGTAATTCATTTAAATTACCAGTTACTCCTCCATTTTCATATTCTTGATTTATTTTATTAATCATACTGTGAACGGAATCTTTAATTAATATGTCATCACCTGAATATTTAGCTTTAGATTTATATAATATAAAATCAACATAACTTCCATCTTTTTCTAAAGCTTTATAATATTGTGATTGTAAAAATGTCCTTGAAGATCCTGTTGTATTTTTAGATTGTGGTAATCTTTTAGCACCTTCTTTATTCGGTCTACCTTTAATTATATTAGCAGTATCTATTGGTTCATTAAAATAGCATAATTTTAAACCAAGTTCGCCAACAGTTTTCATTGTACTTTCAATTAATTTTTGGTTTTTAGTATTAGCATCAATACCAATTATAATATGTTTACTATCAATATCTTCAAATTTGTTCATTAATTGTCTTAAAATCTCACTTGTAGATTTTCCATCGGAAGGTGTATGTAATGAAACAAATAAAATTCCTGTATCCATATCATCTATTATTATATTAGAAGCTACAATATCAGCAGCAACCCCGTCAAAAACAATATTTTGTTTTTGAAGTGTTTCTGAATTTGATATAATAACTGAGGTTTCCCCTTTTTTGTATTGTTTTTCTAACTTTTCTCTAATTTCTGGATCTTCAGGTGTTGAATCTTCAGATGTTGTATTAACTGTTATCATATTTTCACTTGAATAATATGATGGTAAAAATTCTTGTGCTAAAACAAGATTAACTTGATCATAATCTGAAATAGATTCATTTTTATATGATATATCTAATGATTTTTCAATTAATGTTTTAAATGACGTATTTCTATTATCTGTATAATTTATAAAATGATTATTAAAATTATTTCTTAAAATCGGTCTTTCAGCTTCTAATATTTCACCACCTAATAACATATTAATTGTGATATTATATGTAATCATATTAATCATATCATATATTAAAACTTGGAGTCTTCTTTGTTCATTATCTATACAATAATCGTGCCATACATTTTGTTTAAGTATTAAGTCTATTTTATTATAGTCAATCTGATCTATTTCTTCATTATTTGATGAAATAAATTTTTTTCCTTGTTGTATTTCTTCTTTAGAAGTTTCTTTTTTACTTGTTACTTTTGGCATTTCCCAATCATATTTTTCTCTTGTCATTCTTTTATATTGTTCTGCCCATTCTCTTTCTCCATCTTGTTGTGCTTCTTGTTGTGCTTTCTGTACTGGATCCCGTGATAATTCCCGTTGTCGTGCGTATGATTGTTGTGGTTCCCATGGTGAGTCTCGTGGAGATTCTCGCGGTGATGCTTGTGGGGATTTTCGTAGTTCTGCCAGTGGTTCTGCCAGTGGTTCTGCCAGTGGTGATGCTTGTGGGGATTTTCGTGATTTTGCCTGTGGTTCTGGTTTTGCCAGTGGTTCTGGTTTTGCCTGTGGTTCTACGTTATTTTCCATATCAGCTCTAATAAATAAATCATCTATATATTTATCATATCCTTCCTCGGTAAATACATTTTTTAAAAACTTTTTTTTTTCTTTTGTAATTTTAAGCATTTTTTTTAATTTATCGTAATCTTTTTTTTCTCTATATTTACCTGCTGCTTTTTTATTCATTGTTTGTAATATAGCTAAATAATGTTGTGATAATATTTTACCTTGAGTTCTAGAAACATCAGCTAATTCTTGTAATGGGATTTCTTTTCCAAATTTATCCACAGGTTGTAATAATGTTAGTACTTCACCGGTGTCTGTTTTTACATTTTTATATTCTAAAATTTCTGGATTTGATTTTGTTAATGCTGGTCTATTGTCTCTTTCAATTGCTGCAATATATCTAGTATTTGTTAATAATGCTAAAAGTAAAAAATGTCCTATTTTAACATCATCTAATTTTAGATCACCTTCATTTAGTTTTCGGGTTGGTGTACTTGCTGAATGTAATTTTTCTATAACTTCATTAAAATAAGATCTTGCATTAGGATTAGAATCAACATCAAATACAAAATTTTTATATTTATTAATAAATTCTAGTAAACTTAAATCTTTATTAACTCTATAAATATATGGAACATTATAAGCCATTCTTTGATTTAAGTAAAATAATTGTTCTAAAGATAATTTTTTGTTATCTCTAATTCTAATACCTACATTCTTATCTTCTTCTCGTAGTTCTGTTACATATTTAGGATCTACACGAATAACACTTTTTAATTCTTCAATTGTTTTTATTACTTCAGCATGTATTTTACCTGTTATATACTTTTCAGAAATATTAGTAGGGTCAACAGGAGGTTCTCCTAGTAAACCTGTTTGATATTCTTTATAGTGGTTACTAGAAGTTAAATTTAAAAATGAAATATCTTTAATATCATTAAAATGTTTAATTTTTTCTTCATTAACTAATGATATTAAATCACTTTCTAGTGCTTTGAGATCTTCAGGTGATATAACAGTGTCGTCACCTCCTTTTATATTGTATTGTGCTAATAATTCAATATATTTTTTTTTATATTTTAAATATTTTTTTTCATAATTTTCAAAATTCATATATATAATTAAATTTAGAAAAAAAAAATGAAAAAATAATTAAATATTAAATTAATATAATTATTAATGTCAAAAAAAGTATGTATTATTTATACAAGTACAAATGGTTTACATCAAACATATGATAATGTATCTAAAAAAAATATGTATGGAATTGCTAGATTAATAGCTTTATCATATTCTATAGGATATTATGATAAAGATAATAAATATATTGAAGAAAAAAGGGTTAATAAAATTTTAACTCCAAAATCAATAACCTTTTGTAAAGAAGCTCAAAAATTTCATAACATAACTAGAGAAAAAGCAACTATAAAAGGTGAATGTTCAGATGTAATAATAAAAAATTTTAAAGAAGATCTTAAAAAAATTAAAGTAATTATTTCACATAATTTAGAATTTCATCTAAAAACAATTCAAGCCGAGTGTTTTAGAACTTGTACAATAATTGATTTTAGTAAATATATTTTAATTGATACTATTTCATTTCAACATAATTACAGTTATCCAAAACTTGTAGATTTAGAAAAAAAATTAAAAATAACTAAAGCAAAAAATACTATTGACTCAATATCTAAAGTATTTGGTAATTTATATTCTACGTATGAGACTCAGTTATAATTTCCCATGCTAATTCTGATTTAATTTTATCCTCTTCTATTAATTTAAAATCAATATAAAATATAGTTTTTAAAAAATTACATATAGTTATACACATTATAATATAAATTATTTTAAAATTTCATTCATTATTTTTTTAATTTTTTTATAATTTTTTTCTTTTACTGGATTATTTAAACAAAATAATTTTGGTTTTAATTTAGTAACATCATTTATGTAATTAATAAAAGTATTAAATTCAAAATACCCATAAATTTTTTTATCTGAAGATAATTTAGATATTAACGGTACATCATAATTTATACACATACCTATTGGTGGTATATCATTATTGTTTCTAAATTTACTATTTCTTGTATTAATCCATAAAGTTTTAAATTTATTTTCAACATTTAACATTAAAGTTTTTGTTAATGGTGTACAACAATGTGAAGAAATTAATACATTAATATTACCATATTCAATTGATAAATTCTTCCAAGCATAATTGTATGGATTATTTCTCCATGCAATAAACATTGGTCTTTTTTTTCCTCCGAAAATAGGACTATTATTTTTAAAGAAAAAATATTCATTTAAATAATCACCAACATACATATCATCATTAAAATAAATAAATTTTTCAGATAGATTTGGAATATAATGTAAACAAGTTTCTATTGCGTGAGAATTAAATGTAGGTAAAGATTTTTTATTTGGAAATATTTGACTATGATGTATTATTTTTATTTTCTTAAATTCTTTTATAAATGAAGGTATTTGTGAATCGGCAGTAACAATATAAATATTTCTAATCCACGGTAAAAATTTATTAATAGATTTTACACAATAATATAATTCAGTTTCAATAAATTTAATATTTGGAAATCTTACATTATCATTATCTACACCTTTTTTATTAAATTCTAAATTAAAATATTTGTTTTTATTTTTAATCCATTTTTTATCACTACTATTTACCCAAGTAATAACCGCATCAATATTATTATTATAATTCTTATAATTCTTATTATAAATAATATTATTAATGCTATTAGTTTTAATAGTATATTTGTCAATTAATAATAATATTAATATTAATATTATTATATAATTTATTTTATTCATATATATATTTATTTATATTTAATTATTTTATATATTTAATAAAAAATATATTTTAATTTTTTCCATATATTTCATTACTTTGTCTATTAACTTTAATAAATGTCGTTCTTTTTGATAATTCTCTTAATTCTTTAGCACCAACATATGTACATGTTGATCTAATACCACCTAGAATATCTAAAATGGTATCTTCAACAGGACCTTTATATGGAATTAAAACACGTTTACCTTCAGACGCTCTATATTTAGCAACACCACCATTGTGTTTATCCATTGCCGTTTCAGAACTCATACCATAAAATTCTTTATATTTTTTTCCATTTTCTTCTACATAATTACCTCCTGATTCATCATGACCGGCAAACATACCTCCTACCATTACAAAATCAGCTCCAGCACCAAACGCTTTTGCCATATCACCTGAATTACAACAACCACCATCACTTATTAAATATCCGTTAATACCATGTACAGCATCAGAACATTCAATTACTGTACTTAATTGTGGATATCCAACCCCTGTTTTAATTCTTGTTGTACAAACACTACCATTACCAATACCTGTTTTAACAATATCGACGCCGTTTAATACTAAATCTTCAGCAAGTTCTTTAGTAACTACATTACCAGCTATTAAAATTTTATCAGGATAAACTTCTACAATATCTTGAACTCTAGACATAAATGATGAAGTATAACCATTAGCAACATCAATTAGAATAAATTTAATTCTACTATCTAATTTAATTAAATCATGGAGAAACTGAAAATCACTTTTGCTTGTTCCAATTGATACTGTAAAATAATCAAAATCATTATCAGTTAATCCATTTAAAAAAAATTCCCATTCATTTAACGAATAGTGTTTATGAATACACGTAATAATTTTGTACTCCTTTAATGTTAATGCCATTTTAAAAGTACCAGTTGTGTCCATATTTGAAACCATAATTGGAATTCCTGTCCACGATTTTTTAGAATTTATAAAATTATACGTTCTTTCAAGATTTACTTCACTTCTTGAGGTTACAGTTGTTCTTTTTGGTAATATAAGTACATCTTTAAAATCAAGTTTAGTATCATTAATAATTCTCATTAGTAATATTAATAATTTTTTCTTTAATTAATTAAAATATTTATTATAAAGATTATTTTATATTTTAATTAATGTATAAAATATTTCTAATTTTTAGTTTTATATTTTTTTTCAAATCAATTATTATAAAAAAATTTTATACTAATTACATGATGTGTTTATTGTTTCCTTTAGAAATTGCTGGGATATCGTTTATATCAAATATTGATACAACATCAGATGTTTATAAATTAAATACGTACTTAAAATGGAGTTTAGTAAATTGGATAGGAACAGACGAAGATTACAATTTACTTGATACTTTTGATAAAACAAATAATTTTATTATAATTTTAAGTTGGATAGTAGCTTTTTTTTTATATCAAATATCATATTTAATTTATAATTTAATAATAAAAAAAAAAATTACGAAAGTAATGATATTAAGACATAATTTTAAATATTTATTAATAAACTATACGTCATTATATTTATGGAGTTTAGTTATATTATTAAATTTAAATGATATAAATTTTTGGTATGTATTTATAAATATTTTAATTTTTAATTTTATTGTATTTTGGTTTCCAGGTGTAATTTTTAATTTTATTTATGGAGATAAACTTTATTACTATAGAGAAAATTATTCTTTTTTATTAGAAGATTATAATCTAAAATATAAATATTTTACAATAATTTTATTATCTCTAAAGTTTATTACAGGTATTTTTATTATCTTATTTAAATATTGGACACGGGGAAGTAAATTTTTTTTATTTAATATATTAATATTGTATAATTTAATAATATACTACAATAATATTTTTAGAGGTAAAGTAAAAATTCCAATATATTTGTTAAGTATACTCTCCTCTATAATATTAGTTTTATCAATTATATCAGATTATTATCCTTATAATCTTTTTATAATTATATTAAAATATATACTTGTGATTATTTATTGTTTTAAAGTTATTTATTTTTATAGAAAATTTTATAAAGTTAATAACAATAATTTAATTGTTTAATTACTTTATATAATATTAAAGATAAACTTGTTAATATTATTAATATATGACTATTTTAAACATTAAAGATTTAGGGTTTTTAATAAAACAATCTTTACCAAAAACAAATATACAATTAAAAGCAGAAGTGCGCCAACCAAAAATTTCTAATGGACATTTATACTTAAATCTAAAGGATGCAAATGGAATTGTAAATGCTATTGTATGGAAATCGAGTATGACTAAAGAAATAAAAAATTTACAAGATGGTGATACTGTTACTATTTACGGTAAATTAGATTATTATAATGGAAATGGTAGATTAAGTTTTATAATAAATACTTTAATAGATACAGAAGGAAAAGGCGAATTATATAAATTATATGAAAATACAAAAAACAATTATAAAAAACAAGGATACTTTTTACCTGAGAATAAATTAAAAGTTAGCAAAAAAATTAAAAAAGTATTATTACTAACAAGTAAAAACGGTGATGCTCTTAAAGATTTTTATCATTGTATAGAAAATAATAATTGTATATTAAATCAAACTTTTTTAAATGTTAGTGTACAAGGTACTAATTGTCCTTTAGATATTTGTAAGATATTAAATAGTAATGATATATATGAAAATAATTATAATCTAATTATACTAACTCGAGGTGGTGGTAGTTTTGAAGATTTATTTGGTTTCTGTCAAAAAGAATTAATTGAATCAGTACATAATTGTAAAATTCCAATTTTAAGTGCTGTTGGTCATAAAAATGATACAACATTAGTTGATTATGTTGCTGATTACGTAGCAGCAACACCTTCATTAGCGGCACAATTTATTGTAAATCATAACTTACAGTATATTGAATCTTTACGTGTTAAAGATAAAAAATTACAAAATATATTAAAATCTAATATATTAAAAACAATTAGTTATTTAGATAATGCAAAAAATCATTTATATGATTCAAGAGATATATTAGATATAAATAAAAATAAATTAAAAAATAATATTACACAACAAATTAATGAAAAACTTTTAGAATGTGAAAGATATATGATGAATTATAAGTTAGATAATAATATTAAACTATATAATAATAAATTTGAAATTAAAACACACGACGATTTAATATTATCATTAAAAAATAAAGAAGATGTAAAAATATTAATTGATGGTAAAATTGTTAATCTTAGAGAATACTTGTAATATTTATATAAAAAAATGACATCTTTATAATTAATGAATAATATTGATAAAGATATAAAAAAATTAAATAATATTAATATAAATAATTTAGACGATAGAATAAAAATGATAAGAAAATTAAATTTAACTATAGAAAAAGAAAAAACTAAATATGAAGACTTGCTTAATAACTTTGAAAATACAAAAGAAAGTAAAAAATTTACTACTAAAACTTTAAATGAATTATTAAATTTATTTGAAAGCAGTAATTTAGAAGATCAAATAAAAATTTATAAATCTTTTTCTTTAAAAATAGATGCTATATCAAAAGAATTATTTACAACTTTAAAACTAAATAATACAGAAGAAAGCGACGATGATTATAGTGATAATGATGATTAAAATTATATAAAGTTATTTTATTAATATAATAATAATGATTTACGGTTGGTTTGGAGCTTTTTTAGAAGTTGCTTTATTTATATTTACTTTTAGTCACCTTGTTAGTTTTAATGAACAATTACAAAAAGTTGACCCCTTTGTTTCTTATTGGTTAGGATTTACTGTTCTCACTGGATTTTGGGAAGTAGTATATCTATCTAACAGAAAAGAAATAGATTCATACGCTAATTATTTAGTTAAAAATAAACAAACAGTATGGAAAAATACTTATGGATTATCAATGATTTTACCTTGGAATTTATCTAAACTTTTTTATGCTGATTATGGTGCTTGGGCAGATAGAGAATATAAAACAACTAAAGATGATTGGAGTTCAACAATTGAAGGAAGTCACTGTTTAATGTGTGGATTTTTCTCATTGTTAGCATTATGGTCTATTGTTAGTTGTAATTATATGAATTTTGCAATTACACTTGGTATTGCTATGGGATCTCAATTTATGAATAGTTTACTATATATGGCAGAGTATTGTATTCAAACACATATAAAACAAAGTGTAAATTATAATTCACGTGAATTTCCAACAGGCACTCTGTTAATAAATAGACCTTTTATGTATATTAATTATTTCTGGTTACTATTTCCAGCATATGCTATATGGAAATATACTGTATTTTAAATATATTGTAAAAATTGATAATTAATATAAATAATTAATTAATTATTTATATTAATGGAATTCTCAGAAATGCTAGATAATGTATATTTTAACCTTGATTCGTCTTCAAATAGTAAATCAAAATTAATTCTACCAAAAATAGAATTAACAAATAGTACTACAAATACATATTGGAAACCAAAAAAACTTTTAAAAATAATTAATAGAGACCCACAACATTTTTCAAGTTTTTTAAATAAAGAAATTGGAAATATCACGTGGAAATCTTCATCTATATCTGATGGTTTAGTTATGATTGGTAGAATAAAAAAAAATAAAATTCAAGATAGTGTACAACGATATATAAAAACATATGTTATTTGTAACATTTGTAAATCTTACAAAACGGACTTAGATAAAAATAAAAATACAAGACTATTAGAATTAATTTGTACTGAGTGTAATTCAGTATATACTGTTTAATTTATAAAAAAATTATGTTTGTGATACATAGTTCCATGAATTAGAATTATTAGATTCATTAGATTCATTTAATTCAAAATTATTTAGTATATTAATAGCATTCATATGTAGCATTTCATATCTATTATTAAAATTTTGAATATTACTTTGTGTACTTGCCATATTTCTAACATATTCTTCATAATTACTATAATCATTAATTGTATTAGGATTGTAATTTATAATTTTTTTATAAGCTTTAGACCCAATACTTCTTTCAAGAATTTCTTCAATTAGATTATCATTCTTTATTGTTACCATTTTTTTATTTACAACATTTTCATTATTAGCTGTCATAAAAGTTGTAGTTTCTATTTTTACTTTATTTCCGTTTGAAAGAACTTTTGATGAAATAAAACTTGAATAATTAAGTTGGTCACTACTATTTACTGGTTGTACATAATTAAAAAACGATTGACAATAAGCTGCTACACCACCACGAAGACGAAGTACAAGATGTAGAGTAGACTCTTTCTGAATATTGTAATCTGCCATTGTACGTCCATCTTCAAGTTGCTTACCAGCAAAGATTAGTCGTTGTTGATCTGGGGGAATACCTTCCTTATCTTGAATTTTAGCTTTTACATTTTCAATAGAATCTGTAGGTTCTACTTCGAGGGTAATTGTTTTTCCTGTTAGTGTCTTTATAAAGATTTGCATTAAAATTATATAATTATATATTTTTAATTAAAAATAATTCAATTTTTATAAAATAATATTAACCACCACGAAGGCGGAGAACAAGATGTAGAGTAGACTCTTTCTGAATATTGTAATCAGACAATGTACGTCCATCTTCAAGTTGCTTACCAGCAAAGATTAGACGTTGTTGATCTGGGGGAATACCTTCTTTATCTTGGAT